CAATCCTTTCCGTTTTCAAAAGTCGGCGCCGGCGAGACGGCGACCCCCAACCCGGCGCTCGACCTCGCTCCCTTCGGTCGCTGGACCTGCCGCAAGAGGCGCGGCAGGCCGGTCAGCTAGCACGTTGTGCCCCTCGGGTGCCGTCCCGCCAGCGCCGACTTTCTGGTCGCCCAGCGCCTCGCGCAGGATGTTTTCGGCCTTGAAAAGTGCGCCCTTCGTGTCTGGCTCCGATAGCAGCATCCGATAACACCGCTCAACGTCGTACGCCAGCTTCTCTCGCTTCCGCCGCTCATCGTGCCAGCGGTCGAAAAACTCCGTGTGTTCGCGCTCCAGCACTTCCAGCCGGTCGGCCACGCCGTCGATCAGTTCCCCGAGTTCTTTCGGGTCTGGCATCTTCAGGCGCTTGTCGCCGCGCCTCCAGCGGTTGTGCTTTCGCAGTCGCTCGCATTGCTGCATTTCGTTCTCCGTTCAATCGCCGGGGCACAACCCGTCGCTCGTGTGGGACTGTCCGCCTGCGGCGTCCAGCCCCACAGCTTTTGCGTTAGAACTCATCGCAGTCTCGGAGATAGTCACCTTGACATGCACTACCTTGCTACCTGCCGGGCACCGCTTCTTTGCCTCGCGCGCCTCACGCCTCGTTTCAAATACCGCTGTGCGAATCGCGGCACAGTGCGGCGGCGGGGATGTCCAGAACAGCACCCCGGCCATTGCGTCATACTCGTATGGCAACCGGATCGCCCATCCGTAGTAAGGCTTCTCCATGAGTTCTAACCCTGCGTTCCAGGCGCGACATCGCGCGATAATGCCGCGCTCGTCGGCTCACTTTTTGCGTCCGGCGTCATCACTGTTTCGTTACCCGCACAGTTACCGCGCCATCGAAATTCGAGCAGTAGCGCTCCAGCCCTACAGTAACGTGCGCCTTCGGGTAGCCGCTCCTCAGGCATTCGGCCTCGGTGTATGCCATCACCGGCATCATCACGAGCATCATGTACACGAGGAACGCGAAGATCGGAATGAGTACCGCCGCAACCAGCTTTTCTATCGTTGTCACTTCACTTCTCCTTGCAAAAGTCGGCTCCGGCAAGACGCCGAACCCATCCATCGAGAGGGACGCCGCGCAATAAGCCGCGCGTCGCCCCTCATGTCAAACGGTTGGCCGTCTTGAGCGTATCGGTCATTTGCAGCATCAGCGCAGTCCGGTCAATCAGGTTCGCGCCTTCCGTTCCTTCGCGCCGGCAGTGTGCAAACATTTCGTACCACTCGCGCAGCAGCGCGGCCAGCAGCCGTCTTTCCTCGGCGTCGGTTTCGCACTTGGCGCAGTCGTGTTGCACGCAGCCAATCTTCTTTCCGGTCGCCTGCGAAATCAGCGGCTCCGTTATGCTCCGTGGTGCGTTCGTTTCCCCGCCCAGGCGCTGCCGTTCCCAATCGTGTGCGTCGTGTGCCATCGTTCGCCCTTTCTCCGTTGTCACCAGCCGGCCAGCCCATCGGTCAACCTTCGTTCGCTTCGCTCACCGGACTGGCGCGATGAACCTGCGCCAGCCGGGTTACCTCAACCGTCGGCCCCACATGACGCCGCACCGCAGTTGACAGGATTCGAGCTAGTCCGCCAATGTCGTTCAGCGACGAACGCTGCTCCCGCCCGAGGGTCACGCTGTCCAACGTCTCGGCCAGCTCTCCCGCCCTGTGGTTCAGCACATGCTCTGCGGTGGCCTCGTAGTTCATCCCGAATTTCGAGGCAAACCATTCGTCGTGGCCGCCAAACAAGAAGGGCGGCACGTCCTGGCCGGCATCACCGCCAACACCTTTCAGCGGGTACTTGCCATCGCCGAGCAGCGACACCGCTACCGCCGCCACTTCGAGGTCCGGGGCCGTCATCGTGTACGGGTCGCTCGGGTTGATGATCTCAAACTTCATGTCTTTGTCCTTTCTCGGCCGAGTGTGGCCGAACACTACGGTCGAGGGGATCGCCTGCTGCGGGTGTTGACGAGCCCACCGCCCGCTGGGGCTTACCGAGCGTAGCTGTCTCGATATCGTTGGCGCCTGGCTTGGGCGTCGAAAGGGGTGCGGCGGGGCCGCTGGCTCGTGCGGGTGCGCGCAGTGCCACGCCTGCGCGCTTGGTATTGAGCGGCGTCCATTCGTGAGGTCCTGCGCCGGCGGCCTTGCTCTGGGGTTTGACGTCAGCTTTCACAGCGGTACTTCCATGACGGCGGCGCTGACGACTTCAGTGGCGAGGCCGTAGCCGCGCTGGCTGTAGATGGTGCAGCGCAGCCGCTGGCCGTCGTGGATGGCGATGGCGGATTCGCCAGGCGACGGGATGCAGGCGTCGGCGACCCACTTCCGATAGGCGATGCGGTCTTCGGTGTCACGCTCGATGCGGTCGAGCAGGCCCTGCGCGCCCAGCGCCAGGGCGATCAGCGCCAGCGCGCCGCCCAGGGCCCGGAGGTTGAAGGTGAGTTCCTCGCGCGTCATGCCGCCTCCAACGCGGCGTCGCGTTCGGGCACCAGCCGCAGCGGCTGGCGCGTGGTGTCGATCACCGGGCCTTCGCCTTCGTTGGCAAGGTGCGCGCCTTCGGGCCACGCCTTGGCGATCACGGCCAGACCGATGCAGCTCTTGATGTCAGGCACATCGGATTCCAGCAGATCCAGCGCGGTGCAGATGGCGTCGACGCTGCCGATGTCGTTCACGATGTAGGTGCGGCTCTTGCCGTTGTGGATGAAGCGGATGGCGTATTTGTTCACGTCTGCTCCTTCAGATAAGGCGCGGTTGCGCCGGGTAGTGGTGGGTTCGCCGTGCCGCCAGCGCGGACTTTTCCAGCGACCAGGCAACCAGCGGGGCGGCGATCGCGCGGGCGAAGGTCCAGCCGCGCAGGTGCAGCAGCCCGGCGCGATTGAACGCGGCGCGCAGCTCGGCGGTGGTGGGCGGGTCGATGGGGGTCATGCGCTGACTTCGCCGAGGTCGAGGGCTTCGCCGACGAGGCGGCGGGCGTGGGCAATGCCGTCTTGAAACCCGATGTGGTAGCCGGGCAGCAGGGCTGCTGTGGGATCTATGTTCAGCAGCTTGCGTTCGAGGTCCGCCATGGTTTCTTTGATGGCGGCGGATACTTGCGCGTTGAATTCGTCCAGCGGCAGCGCCATGGTGGCGTCGGCTTGCGCCATGGCGGCTTCGCGGCCGGGTTCGATGCCGGACAGTCGATAGTCGCCATGGACGGCCTGCCAGCAATAGCGATCGGTGCCTTCGTATTGGGCGATGTGGCAGTAGGTCCGGTGGCTGATGTCGCGGTCCCAGGTATCGGTCCGGGCGGCGGTGTCCTGCGTCCATGCGGCGCGATTGAACGCGGCGCGCAGCTCGGCGGTGGTGGGCGGGATTGGGGTGGGCATGGGCGTATTATCCATGAATGGGTAGCTGTGTCAACCCGTAAATGGGTTTATTTGCCGAAAAGAAAGCCCGCCGTCTGGACGGGCTGTTTCTGGCGTGGGATGGTCTAGCGGATTCGGCCGCCGAGATCGCCGGACCCGCTCAATAGGAGCGAGGCCGCGCACATCACAGTGATTAGCAAGGTCAGCACGGCGAACAGCTTGACGCCCATGCGTACCTCTTTTTTGTCGACCAGTTCAACCATGCGCGTAAAAATGTACGCGGCCAGCATAATGCCGATGGTGGGAATCATTTTGCCTCCTGGGTTTGGGTGTCGCCGGGACAGCCGGCGCCGTCGTCGAGCAGCCACGTCTTCAGTGCAGAAACAAGCGCCGGGGGCGGCTGCTCGCCGGCGCTGTAGAGCGTTACCGCGGTGCCGCCGGCTTCTGGCACCAGTAGGATGGTGGAAAAAATCCGGTAATTGAATAACGACGAAAACGCCAGCGAGACTTGCGCCTCTTTCGCTGATTTGTCGCCCCACACCGTCGTCTGCGCCGATCCCGTCAGGCCGAGCTTGCGCTCGTAGCAGGACTTCATCTGGTCCAGCGTCTTGCGATAGGCCAAATCATAGGGCTTGGGCGATACGATGCGCAGCGTCGATCCCGGCGCGGAGCGCAGCGCTTCCGGTGTAGCGCGCGTGACGGTGGAGGCGCAGCCGGCCAACAGCAGGGCCGCAATCAGGAGGGAAAACAATTTCATGGGCACTCGCTTTCATTGGCGGGAATGGGATGGCTATAGTGTGCGCCCCCGCGAGCCGAATGTGAACATATCGCCTTAGTGATATTGTCATATTTATGCTTTTTCGATAGCATCGCGCGGTGCGGTAATTCCGGGAAAAGGATCAACTGAAACGGTTTGCTTTGGCCTTCGGATATTTCTGCGCCAGCATTTCCGCCCGCTCGATCAACTGCGCCTGGCCGCGTTCGCTCATGCGCTCGGCTATGGCGACCAGTTCCGCGATCAGGGGCGCCTGCGGCTCGGGTTCGCAGGCGGTCAGTCGCTTCACATTGGCATCGGTGGAATAGTCAACATTCAGCAGCAAATCCTCCGGGCGGCGCCGGAAGGCGCGCGCGATGGCGGTCAGATTCTGGATCGTGGTGTTGCCGTCCCCATTACGGGCGCGCTGCACCGTACCAAATCCGACACCCGACTTGGCGGCTACCTTCTTCAGGGTGTCGAGCGCCGGAGTGGTGTCCATCCAGGCGCCGAGGTTGGCGGCTATTGTCTTGGTAATGTCCATATTAGGATTGTCCGCAGATAAAAATCCAGCGGTGGGTATTGCACAAACCCATAAATGGGTTTAGAGTGCCCGTCCATGGATACCAATACACCGATGTATGACTTCGTGATGGCGCAATTGCGCTCACGGCGCGTGCCCCAGCGCAAGGTGGCTGCCGAGTCCGGCGTGCCGTTCTCCACCCTGACCAAGATCGCCCAGGGCCTGATCAAAGAGCCGTCGGTGCATTCGATCCAGAAGCTGTCCGATTACTTCAACGGGATCGAGCAGAAACAAGCGGCATAGGTAGTTCAGGCTGTAGTCCATAGGGCTACAGCCTATTTTTTTATCCGGCCGCCGTCTGTCCGACGGCGTCCGACAATATCGGAAGGGGTCGGACATGAATCAACCCGCGCTGTTCCATGAATCCATCAACGATGCACTGCGCGAGCTGGTGGCGGCGCTGGGCGGCATGAAGCAGGTGGGCACCCGCATGCGCCCGGAACTGCCCGCCGACCACGCGGGGCGATGGCTGTCCGACTGTCTGAACCCGGACCGGCGAGAACACCTCACGCCAGAGCACATCATGTGGTTATTGGCCGAGGGTCGCAAGGCCAACGCGCACGCCGCCATGGACTACATCACAACGGGCTGCGGCTACTCCGCACCGCAGCCCGTTGAACCGGAAGACGAACGCGCCAAGCTGCAGCGCGAATACATCGAGGCCGCCAAGACTATGTCACGGCTCGCCGAGCGGATCGAGCGCACCGAGCGTACGGCCGGCCCGCGCCTGGCAGCATGAGCGCATCCCCCTGCACCGGCTGCGCCCAGTCGCAGCGCCGCTTCCGCAGCACTATGCCACGTCTGTGGTGCACGCGCTTTCACACGCCAGCAGTGGCCCGCTGCCTCGACTACCGCACCAAGCGAGGCGCCATCCAGACCGCCATCAACTACCTCAAGCGCCCGTCCATCAAGTGATAAACCCCGCACCCCACCAATGCGTCAGCCCGCGCACGGTTGCGCGAACAACAAGCAGCAACCAGGTTCACGGGTCCTTCCTGGGCTTCTGCACCTCGGGTAATGCGAACCCCGAGCTAGCACTAGGGTAAGGCTATTCAACATAGGCAACCGATAGATTGACACTATGATTAAAGTTGAGATCAAGGGGCTGGACAAGACGCTGGCGCACATCGCCGGCATGCAAAAGCAGGTTAAGTTTGCCGCCAGCAAGGCGCTAAACACCGTCGCCTTTGCCGCCAATGCCGAAATCAAGACGGAAATGCAGCGCGTCTTTAAGGGCGGCGCCACGCCTTATACCTTGCGCGCATTCAGGGTCGACAAAGCCGCTCGCGGCAGCCTGACCGCCATCGTGCGCCTGCGTGACGACGCGCCAGAAGGTGGCACCACCTACACCAAATCCCTGCGACACCTTTTCACTGGTGGCACGCGGCAGTGGAAAAAGGTCGAAGGTTTGCTGCGCGGCATGCGGGCAATCCCTGACGGAATGATGGCGGTTCCGGGCAGCGCTGCGCGGCTGGATCGGCGCGGGAATATGTACCTTATGGACCTGCGGGAAATATTTGGCGTCCTGAAGTCCAGCATCCGCAACACCCGCATTTTTCGCCACACCGGCCGCGGCAAGCGTGAAAAGAATGTCGGCTATTTCGTCGTGCCGCTAGGCGCGGCAACCAAGCTGCACCCCGGAATCTGGAAGCGAATCGAAACCGGCAGCAGCAGCGTGGTGCTGCCGATGATCATGTATGTGCAGCGCGGCCAGTGGCGGCAGTTCATCGACCTGAAGAAGATCGGCCAGCAGGTCGTCGATCGCAAGTGGCAGGCCGAGTTCGCCAAGGAGTTCGATGCCGCCATGAGGACGGCCCGATGACCTGGGTTAATTTCCGCGATGCCGAGGCGCAGATTCTGGCGGCCGGGATTTTGCCGGACAAGGACCTGGTGGTCGACGGTCGCATCCAGCGCTGGAAGACGGCCGACAGCAAGGGCAACGAAAAGCCGGGGTGGACGCGGCTGCGGGAGTGGCAGTCGAAGGCGGGACACCGCTACGTGGTGGGATGTTACGGCATCTGGTCGGGCAACCACGACGGCTACACCAAGATCGAGCTGCCGAAGAAGGACGACGATCCGCAGCGCCCGGCGCTGACCGACGAAGACATCGCCGCCGCGAAGGAAGCGCAGAAGGCTGCGGCCAAGGCGATCGCCGACGAGCGCAAGCGCGAGGCCAAGGTCGCCGCCGGATGGGCGGCGCAGGTGTGGGCCGCATGCGCGCCGGCCGTCGAGCACGAATACATGACGCGCAAGCAGATCCCGCCCAGCGGGGCGCGCGTCCTGACGGACACCGGCGGCCTGCGTCTCATGGGAATAGATGACGGTAACCGCTGGCGTCTAGACAAATCCGTCGGCGCCTTGGTGGTGCCGATGCACGACACCAACGGCAACGTGTGCGGCATCCAGTTCATCTTCCCGGCCGGGCATGAGCGCACCGGCAAGGAATTCTGGCCGACCGGGATGGCCATGGGCGGCAGCTTCGGCATCATCGGCCACCTGCGCAGGAGCGGTGTGCTGCTGCTGACGGAGGGTTTCGCCACGGCGGCCAGTCTCGCGGCGGCGACCGGCCAGGCGGTGGCCTATGCATTCAGCGCCAACAACCTGGGCAAGGCCGCCAAGGAGATCCGCACCAAGTACAAGCAGCTGCGCATCCTCATCTGTGCCGACGACGACTACCTGACCGAGGCCAAGCAGGGCACTAACCCCGGCGTGTCCGCCGCGCAGCTCGCCGCCAGCGCCATCGAACTGGCCGACTGGATAAAGCCCGACTTCATCTTCGACGGCGCCGACATCCGCAACGGCAAGAAGTTCACCGACTTCAACGATCTGCACGTACTGACCGGGCTGACCATCCCCCTGGCACACCAGATCAACGCCAAGCTCGATGCGCTTAAGTGGAAAGACGCGCAACCCGTCGCGGGGAACGGCAATCAGGGGGGTGGGGGAAGTGATGATGTTGATGAAGCCGGCCGGCGCCGTGCGGTGTCCGTGCTGGGGCTGGATGCGGTGGTCGAGCGCTTCATCTTCATCGACGACGACACCGGCGACTTCGTGTTCGACACCTGGTCGCGCTCGGTCTGTAAGCGCAGCAAGATGTCCGCGCTGCTGCCGGCTGGCATGCGGCCGGACGACATCAAGCGGCACCCGTTGTGGATGTCGCGCGCCGTGTATATCGACCAGGTCGGCTTTGACCCCGGCGAGGACGACCCGAACATCAAGTGCAACCGCTGGGCCGGCTGGCCGACCGTGCCGAAGGCCGGCAGTTGCGCCACGCTGCTCGAGCTGCTGCGCTACCTGTGCAGCGCCGAGGAAAACGCCGACGAGCTGTACCGCTGGCTGCTGTGCTGGCTTGCTTGGCCGCTGCAACATCCGGGCGCCAAGATGCACAGCGCCATCGTCGTGCATGGCCCGCAGGGCACCGGGAAGAGCCGCTTCTTTGAAGCCTACGCAAAGATATTCGGCGAGTATTCCATCATCCTCAACCAGGGCGCGATCGAAGACAAGTTCAACGCGGACTGGTCCGAGCGCAAGCTGTTCGTGCTGGCCGATGAGATCGTCGCCAACACCGAAAAATACCACCTGAAAAACCAGCTCAAGAACTTCATCACGTCGGACTGGGTGCGCATCAACCCGAAAAACGTCGCCGCGCACCGCGAGCGCAACCACATGAACATGGTGTTCCTGTCCAACGAGATCCAGCCCGTGGTGCTGGAAAACGATGACCGCCGGCACTGCGTCATCTACACCCCGATCAAGATGGGCGACGAGTTCTATGCCGAAGTCACCGAGGAAATCGACAAGGGCGGCATCGCCGCGCTGCACCAGTACCTGCTCGAAGTCGATACCAGCGCCTTCAAGCCCTGGACGCGCCCGCCGATGACAGCCGCCAAACTGCGGCTGATCGAAGTCGGCGCCGGCAGCGAGGAACAATTCATCGCTGAATGGGCCGGCAACCACCTTGACATTCCGTTCTGCCCGATCGGGCGCAGCGTGCTCTATGCCGAATACCTCAAGTATTGCAAGCGCGAAGGCGACCCGCGGCCCCGGCCGTCCAAATACTTCTGGCCATCGGTCGAGCGGCGCGGCTGGTTTGTCGGCATCAAGGACCGGCTGGAGAACCTGCACGGCAGCACCACCCGCAGTTGGCGCTGCTGCGTGCCTGACGACGCCGCACTGGAAGCCGCCGCATTGAAGAAAGGAACCGTCGATTACCGCATGAAACCAGGCACGTCGCAGTCCGCCTGGCTGGCCGAATGCTACTTCTCGGTTGAGGCGGCCCTTGAAAAACGAGGCCAGGACGACCGATTCGCCGCCTGAACTTACAAACTTACACATCAACTTACACCAAAACTTACACCATAACCATTTGAAAACATGAACAACTTACGCACTTACGCGAATTCCCGCGCGCATACGGGAGAGACAAACACCGTCAACGCATGCGCGTGTCTCTCGTGGGCGGGCGCGTACACGTGTAAGTGCGTAAGTTGTGCGCACATTCATGCACTTAGGGCGTAAGTGCACCCGTAAGTGCAGGCGTAAGTACGTAAGTTGCACGCGCGCCCTGTTTTTTTAACGTTATCAGGAAGAGGAAAGAAGAAGAAGTGATCGAGACCAAGGCCGCCTTCGCCCGGCGCATCGGCATCAACAAAAGCAACGTCACCCGCGCCGCGCAGGCCGGGCGCATCGTGCTCACGCCGGGCGGCATGGTCAATGTCGAAGCCAGCGTCCAGCGCTGGTACGAAACCAAGGCCGGCCGGGACGACGTAGCGGCCCGCCACGCCGAAAACCGGGGCGTAGTGGGGTCCATGCCGCAGGCGCGGGCCGAAAACGGCACAGCGTGGCCAAAAACCGCAACGCCGGCGCAACCGGCGGGCGAGGCCGGCGCAACTTCGGCAACGGCGGCGGGCGGCGGCGAAACCCGCACCCGCTACAAAGCCGTCGCCATGCAGTACGAAAACCAGTCCATCAAACTCGAAATGGCCCTGCGCCGCGGCCTGCGCTACCCGATCGCCCTGGTCAAGCGCGAAAGCCTCGGCATCGGCAGCAGCCTGCGCGCTGCGGTGGAGCGCGTGATCGACCAGACCGCCCCGCGCCTGGCGGTGATGACCAACGACCTCGACCGCCGCCGCCTGCTCGATGCCGAACTGCACCGACTGCGCTGGATGGTCAAGTCGGAACTGCCGCGTGCCCTGCGCCGCATGCGGGCGGCTGGGGCCGGGGCGAAAGTCGGCGCCGGCGGGACGGCGGACGCATGAACGTCAAGCCCGCCCGCGCCGCCATGCCGCTGGTCACCGCCTGGATCGACGACCTGCGCGGCGCCTTCGGCACGGACCTGATCGACGGCCTGATCCGCAAAGCCACGGTCGAGGGCCTGCCCACTTTTTACGCCAGCGAGGGCGGGCGCACGGTCGGCGTTCCGCTGCCGGCGCTGCGCGGGGTCGAGATCAGCGCGGCCGACATGGTTATCAACCCACCCCAAAAGTAACCCAATGCAGATCGAAACCGTCGCCGTTGAGCGGCTTATTCCCTACGCGCGCAACAGCCGCACGCACAGCGAGGCGCAAGTGGCGCAGATCGCCGCCAGTATTCGCGAGTTCGGCTTCACCAACCCGGTGCTGATCGATGCCGATGGCGGCATCATCGCCGGGCATGGCCGGGTGATGGGCGCGCGGGCTTTGCAGATGGCCGAAGTGCCGTGCATCCGCCTTGGGCACCTGACCGAGGCGCAACGGCGGGCCTATGTGATCGCCGACAACAAACTGGCATTGAACGCGGGCTGGGACGAGGAGATGCTGGGCCTCGAGCTGCGCGAACTGATGGCGGAAGGTTACGACGTCGGCCTGACCGGCTTCGAACTAAAGGAAATCGACGCGCTGCTGGCGGATCTGGACGCCACCAAGGACGGCAAAACCGACCCCGATGCCGCGCCTCCTGCCGAGGCGGTGGCGGTGACGCGCGCGGGCGATGTGTGGCTGTTGGGAAAGCACCGGATCATGTGCGGGGATAGCACGGACGGCGGGTCGGTGGCGCTGCTGATGGACGGCGCGAAGGCGGCGCTGATGCAGACCGACCCACCCTACGGCATTGCCTACAACAGTAAAGACCTGCACATCAACGGAACGAATCATGCCGACATCGAGAACGACGACCTAGACGGCGAGGTGCTGCAGGCGTTTCTCGAAGGTATGATCCGCGCCGCGTTGCCGCACCTGAACGACAACGCCGCCTATTATTTGTGGCACCCGATGCTCACGCAGGGCACGTTCTTTGCTGCTGCTGCTGCTGGAATTCTGGGGCATCGGCAGTTGATCTGGCAGAAGCCGTCGCTGGTGTTCGGGCGCGGGGACTATCACTGGCAGCATGAGCTGTGCTTCTATGGCTGGCGCAAAGGATTCAGGCCACCGTTTTACGGCCAGCGCAACCAGACAACGCTGTGGGCGGTGGGGCGCGAGACCAGCAAGGACCACCCAACGGCGAAGCCGGTCGCGCTGTGGCTGCCGCCGATTGAGAACCACACCAAAGCCGGCGAGGCGATGTACGAGCCGTTCAGCGGCAGCGGATCGCAGATCATCGCCGCCGAGCAAACCGGCCGCCGCTGCTACGCGATGGAACTGTCGCCGCAGTATGTCGACGTCGCCGTCCGCCGCTGGCAGCAATTCACCGGCAAGCGCGCCACGCTCGAAGCCACCGGCGCGGAGTTCCCCGTCTAAATGGCCTCGCTCGCCGACCTGCAGACGGAACGCGAAACCCTGCGCGCGGCGCAGGCGAAGGCCGACTTCGAGGCCGCGCACGCCGCCACCTGCGCGCAGTCCGACCTGATCGCCGCCGGCACGGCGGTGCGGGAAGTGCTGCTGTCCGCGATCGACAGCGCCGCCTCACGCTTCCTCGACGCGATCCGTGGCGAGCGGGACGAGACGCGGGTGCATTACCTGATGTCGGACGCGGCGCACGACTTGCTGGGCGGTATCGGCGAGGCGGCGGTGCGCGCGTCTGCACAGTTGCCGGTGGTCGGCGAACGGGTCAAGCGCGGGGTGAAGCCGCGCGACTTGCTCACCGTGTCGCAATGGGCCGACCGCCACCGGGAAATGAAGTCGGGCACCAATGCGCCGGGGCGCTGGCATACCAGCTTGACGCCCTACCTCGAGGAAATCATGGATTCGCTGTCCGAGCATTCGGCGGTGCGCCAGGTGACCTTCATCAAGTCGTCGGGCGTGGGCGGTACGGAGGTGATCTTCAACTGGATCGGCTACATCATGCAGCACCTGGCGAACAAGGATCTGCTGGTGGTGATGCCGACGCTGGAACTGCGCGACCGCAGTTTCAACCCGCGCCTGGCCAAGATGCTGGACGAGTCGGCGGGGCTGGCCGAACTGGTCAGCACGGCCACGCGCAGCAAGGCCAACCGCGGCGACCTGCTGGAATACGGCGCGCGGGCGCGGATCATCAAGGCCGGATCGAATTCGCCGGATTCGCTGCGCTCGGACCATCTGCCGTATGTGATCTGCGACGAGGTCGATGCCTTTCCGTGGGACGTGGGCGGCGAGGGCGATCCGATGACGCTGATCGAAAACCGCCAGCGCACCTATTCGCGGGCAAAGACCTACCTGGTCAGCACGCCGACGCAGGCCGGCGCCTCGCGCATCGATTCGCAGTACCAGCGCAGCGACCGGCGCCGCTACCATGTGCCGTGCCCGCATTGCGGCGAGCTGCAGCACCTGGAGTTTGGCGGCAAGGACAAGCCGCACGGCCTGAAATGGCGCACCGCGCCGCATGCCGAAGGCGAGGACGCCAACAGCGTGCCGCAGGTCACCGCCGCCTGGTACGTCTGCCGCGAATGCGGCGCCGAGATCGACGAAGGCCACAAAGCCGACATGCTGGCCGCCGGGCGCTGGATTGCCGAGCGGCCCGGCATTCGTCACCATCGCGGCTACCACCTGAACGCGCTGTACGCGCCGGTCGGCCTCGGGCTGAATTGGCGCGCGGTGGCGCAGAAGTGGCTCTCCAGCCAGGGCGACACCGCCGAGCTGAAGGGCTTTGTGAATACCTACCTGGGCGAGCCGTGGAAGGAACGCGGCGACAGCATTGAGGACATCAGCCTGATTTCGCGCCTCGAGGATTATGAGCGCGAGGCGCTGCCGCTCGCGCTGGTCAGCGCCGGCGTGGACGTGCAGAAGGACCGCATCGAGGCGTCAATCGTCGGTTGGGGAGCGGGCGAGGAAGCCTGGCTGCTCGACCATATCATCGTCGATGGCGACACGGCGCGACCCGAGGTGTGGCTGGACCTCGACGCCGCGCTGGTCGATGCCGGCGTGCAGGTCGCGGCCATCGATGCCGGCTTCAACACCTCGATGGTCTATGCCTTCGTCGAGAAACGCCGCTGGGCAATGGCGGTCAAGGGCGTCACCGGCCTGCACCGGCCGTTGATCGAGGACCCGAAGCGCCGCCTGCAGCGCCTGCGCCAGCGGCGTAAGAAAGGCCAGCCGGTCGAGCCGCTGGGTGTCGACCAGGGCAAGGCGCTGATCTACGCTCGGGCCAAGCTGATGACGCCGGGGCCGGGCTACATCCACTTCCGCCGCGACGCCGCCTTCGACGACGAATACTTCGCCCAGCTCGCCGCCGAGAAGCTGGTGACCAAGATCAAGGGCACCCGCCCGTTCCAGGAATGGGTACAGACCCGGCCGCGCAACGAGGCGCTCGATTGCCTGGTGTATGCGCTGGCCGCCTGCCGGCTGTCGGGCAAGGCGCTGGTGGTGGTGCCGGCGGCAAAAGTCGGCGCCGGCGATACGGCGGGCGCATCTGACCCGCTGGCCGGTGCGGTGGTTGCGGCCCAGCGCAAGGCGCGGCGGGGTAATTTTGTGAAAGGATGGAAAGCATGAGCACCTGGTTCTCCGAGTACCGCGTCCGCACCCTGGCCGAACACATTGCGCCGCGGATCGCGCCGAAAGTTGAGGCGGCGATTCTGGCCTGCATCCGGGCTGAGCTGCCGGGCATGCTGATGGATGAGTTGCGCAAGGACATCCCCGAATTCACGCCGAAGCGATCGGTGGCGCTGCGGCGCGACCGGGACAACCTGATCCGCGCACGCTTTACCGGGCGCAACGCGGCGGAATTGTCCGGGCAGTTCGGGATCTCGATCAAGCAGGTCCTGCGGATCGCGCGCGGCAGCAAATAGCCGGGACATTCTCCCCCTGAAAATGTCTATGTAGTCTCGGCACAGTGGCAGCATGACTGCCCCTGTTCCCACCACTGAGCCGGCCTCCGTTGTTGCCGGCGACACCCTGACCTGGAAGCGCACGCTGGCCGATTATCCGGCCGGCACCTGGACGCTCAAGTACCGGCTGATCAACAGCGCCGGTAAATTCGACATCACGGCGACAGCCGACGGCACCGATCACCTGGTCACCGTCAGCAGCACCACGTCCGCTACCTACACGGCCGGCGATTATGCGTGGACCGCCTGGGTCGAAAAGACCGGCGAGCGGGTCACCGTCGGCAGCGGCACGATCACCGTCAAGCCGAACATCGCGGCGCTTACTACGCTGGATGGGCGCACCGATGCGGCCAAGATCCTCGATCAGCTTAACGCCGCTTATATCGCCTACACGGCAAGCAACGGCCATGTGGCTGAGTACGAAATCGCCGGGCGGCGCATGAAATACCGCAGTGCCGCCGAAATCCTGACGCAGATCAACTTCTGGGAGGCCCGCGTGGCATCCGAAAAACGCGCTGAACGCATCGCCGCCGGCCTTGGCGGAGGAAACAAAGTGCTGGTGCGATTCTGATGCGCTGGCTGGATCGCCTGCTTGGCCGCGCGCAGCCCTCCACCGCCCTGGGCATGCCGCGCCGCGCCGAGGCGCTGATCAAGGCGACGCGCAATTTCGAGGCGGCCATGGCGGATCGTCTCACTGCCAGCTGGCGTTCCCCGGCCATGACGGCTAACGAGGAAATCAAGGGTGCGCTGGAAGCCACGCGCAACCGCGCCCGCGACCTGGCCAAGAACAACGAATTCGCGCGCAAGTACCTGGGGTTGGTGGCCGCCAATGTGGTCGGGCCGTCCGGCTTTGCGCTGCAGTGCCTGGCCTCCGAGGGTGGCAAGCCGGACACCGTGGCGCGCAACCTGATCGAATCAGCCTTTGTCAAATGGGGCCGGCGCGGCAGCTGCGAGATCAGCGGGCGGTATTCCTTCATCGATGTGCAGCGCGCCGTGATCGAAACCTGGGCGCGCGATGGCGAGGCGCTGGTGCTGCAACTGATCGGTCGCGCCGCCGGAAACCCGTATGGCTACGCGCTGCGGATGCTTGAGGTCGAGCGCCTGCCGGTGCAGTATTCGAAGGAGCTGAAAAGCGGCGTGCAGGCGGTGATGGGGGTCGAGGTCGATGACATGAATCGGCCGCTGGCCTACTGGCTCAACCTGGGGCGCCTTACCGGCAGCGGCTATGCCACGCAGGCCACGCTGACGCGGGTGCCGGCCGACCAGGTGCTGCATGTCTACAAGCCGTACCGGCCCGAGCAGGTGCGCGGTTTTCCGTCGATGCACGCGGTGATTGCCGGCCTCAAGATGCTGGACGGGTACGAGGAAGCGGCCATTGTCGCCGCCCGCACCGGCGCGGCGAAGATGGGATTCTTCACCAATGCCGACGGCGACGCCTCGGCGCTGGGCGACGACAAGGACGAAAACGGCAATTTCATCACCGACGCCGATCCGGGCACCTTCAACGTGTTGCCCAAGGGCTACGACTTCAAGAGCTTTGACCCGGACTACCCGCACGCCAACTATCAGGCGTTTATGAAGACGCGGCTGCGTTCGATCGCATCGGGCCTGGGCGTCACTTATCACGGCCTGGCCAATGACTTGGAGGGCGTGAATTTCAGCAGCATCAGGAGCGGCACGCTGGAAGAGCGCGACGCCTGGATGGTGCTGCAAAGCTGGTTTTCCGAATCCTTCATGAGGCCGGTGTATCGGGAGTGGTTGTTGCAGGCGCTGACGCAGGGGCAGATCGCCTTCCCCAGCGGGTCGGCACTGCCGATCCAGAAGTACGACAAGTTTGCCGAGCATGCCTGGCTGGGCCGGCGCTGGGGCTGGGTCGATCCGCTGAAAGACATCGAGGCCTCGCGCCTGGCGATCAAGACCGGCATTTCTAGTCCGCAGATGATCGCGGCGCAGGCCGGCGTCGATGTCGAGGACGTGATCGCCGCGATTGCCGACTTCGAACAGCTGGTGGCCGCCAGCGGTGTGACGCTGATCAATTACGCCGACACGGCGGCGCAGCAGACCGCTGGACATTTCCCCCCTGAAAATGTCCCGGCGGGCTAGGCAAAGTGCATCCATCGAAAAAGGACGCCCCATGAGCGAAGCCCCCGCAACCCGCAAGATCAAGACCGGCACCCTGCACCGCAGCGCGACGTTTGATCGCGCCGCCGTCAATGTCGAGGCGCGCACGGTCGAGCTGGCGTTCTCCAGCGAGGAGCCCTATACGCGCTACTTCGGCACGGAGATTCTCGATCACCAGAAAAAAAGCATCCGGCTCGATCGCCTGAAAAGCGGCGGCCCGTTGCTGCTTGAGCATTGCCCCGACGACATCATCGGCGTGGTGGAAAGTGTGGACGTCGGCCCGGATCGCGTCGGACGCGCCGTGGTGCGTTTCGGAAAAAACGCCGCTGCCGAGGAAGCCTTCATCGACGTGCAGGATGGCATTCGCCGCAATGTATCCGTTGGCTACCGAGTGCACAAGATGATCCTCGAATCCGAGGGCGTCGACGGCGCCGATTCCACCTACCGCGTTACCGACTGGGAGCCTCTTGAGGTTTCCATTGTCGCCGTGCCCGCCGATGCCTCTGTCGGCATCGGTCGCGGCGATGAATCCGCAGAATTTGACACCGAAATCGAGGGCGAGGCAACCGCAGACGATGCGGCGGCGCAGCCCGCAGCAGCCCCCTCTGACCTTTTTACAAGGAGCATTCAAACCATGAACACCGCCACCGATCCCGCCGTTCTCGAAGCCCAATACCGCGCCGATGCCGTCAAGGCCGAGCGCACCCGCACCGCCGACATCGCCGCCCTGGGCGAAGCGCATGCCAAGCGTGGCGGCGACAAACTCGCTATGCAGTACATCCGCGACGGCAAGAGTGTTGATGAGTTCCGCGCCGCGCTGCTCGATCTGGCGGCACAAGCCGCGCAGACCGACACGCTCGATCTGAACGAGCGTGAGGTCAAGCAGTATTCCTATGTCCGCGCCATCGCCGCCGCCCTGGCGCGCGCCGAAGGCCAGAACGTCTCCGGCTTCGAGGTTGAAATCAGTCAGGAAATCGAACGCCACATGCCGCACGGCGCCAAGCGCAACGGCGGCATCTTCGTGCCGCTGTCCTTGCAGCGCACGGCGATCTCCGAAGCCCTCTACAACACTAGCGGAAAGGGCGCCTCGACCGTCTTCACGCAGGCCGGCGAATTCATCGATATGCTGCGAAATCAGTCTGTCGCCGTGGCCCTGGGCGCCCGTGTCATGTCCGGCCTGACCGGCCCGGTCAGCTTCCCGTCGCAGACCGCCGGCGTCACCGCCTACTGGATGCCTGAAAACGACGGCACCGACGCCACCGCCAGCAATGCCACGCTCTCCAGCGTGAGCCTGTCGCCGAAGACGCTGCAGAGCACGACGTCCGTGTCGCGCCAGTTGATGGCGCAGGCCAGCATCGATGTGGAGAACTTCATCCGCGCCGACATGGCCGCCGCGCACGCGCTGGCCTGGGACGTGGCGGTGATGCACGGCACCGGCAGCAACAACCAGCCCACCGGCATCTACACCGCCAGCAACGTCAACGCGGTTGCCATGGGCGGCGTGCCGACCTTCGGCAAACTGGTCGACATGGTTACGGAAGTCCTCAAGGACAACGCCCTGGCCGGGTCCCTGGCCTTCGCCACCACGCCCGGCATGGCCGGCAAGCTGGCGCAGACGGTGGTGGCGGCCTCGACCGACACCCGCATGATCTGGGCGGGTGCGTTGGATAACGGCACCCTCGCCGGCTACAAGGCGGTCGCTACCAATCAGGTGTCGGCGGTTCTTGGCGGCGGCTCAGAGCATGGCTTGATCTTCGCCAACTGGGCCGACGCCATGATCGGCATGTGGGGTGCGCTGGAAATCGTGGTCGATCCGTATGCCAAGAAGAAGCAGGGCATGATCGAAGTGACCAGCTTCCAGCTCTGCGACGTGGCCCTGCGCCATGTCGGCAGCTTCTGCAAGGCCACCGGCGCGACCATCGCCTGAGTGTTGTCATGACCTGCGTCCGCTTCCTTCGCGGCACGGCCCTGGGCGGCGTCGGCAACGATGCCGCCCCCGGCGAGATCCGCGACCTGCCCGCTGCGCAGGCCGCGCAGCTCATCGCGCTGGGCCGCGCCGAATCGGCACCGGCCGCGCCCGCTGCTCCCGCCGTGCCGCCAGCGCCGACTATTAGCGCGCCGGCTGCCTCGGCCTCGAAGCCCCCAAAGAAAGGCAAATAAGCCATGGACATCATCGGCGATTCGACACTCACCACCCTGCAGGCTCCGGCCAGCATTACTGCCGACGGCAATACCGCCGGCATCGACTGCCGCAACCTGATCGGCCAGGGTGCCCTCCTGCTCACCGGCTACAACGTCGCCGGCACCAACCCGACGCTCGCCGTTAAGCTGCAGGGCGCGCAGGACACCGACGTGGTAACCAGCGTCACACCTGGCAGCAATACCGGCACCGGCACCTGCACGCAGGTCTATGGCGGCCCGGATGCCGTCGCGGAAAACATCACCGTCACCGTCAAGGCTGGCGCAACCACCGCCAGCGTGGTCGGCTCGGTCAGCGGCGCCATGGCGGATGCCACTATCGGCACCCTGTACCAGTCGGCGATATGCGAATTCATGTTAACGCAAGGTAACGCCGCTTTCGTCCAGAACGACAGCTTCGTGATAGTCACCACGGCACGCACCTATGCTGATGTCTCCGGCGGCGCCTTCACCGGCTTGACCACCGTCGCCTCGATCCAGAAGAGGGCGTTGGATTTTGACAAGTTGCCGCGCTACCTGCGCGTCAACTACGACATCGGCGGCACCGTCAGCCCGGAATACGTGGTGGCGGTGGCCGCTCAGAGCGCCACGAACTAAATGGCCTTCGCCGAAGACCTCACCCCCTTCTTCGCCGACTTCGGCGTCGACGCCACGATCGGCGCCGCCACCGTGCGCGGCATCTTCGACAACGACTTCATCACCTCCATGGGGCTTGTCGCCGGCACCGGCCCGGTGCTGCTCTGCGCCAGCGCCTCCGTGTCCGCCGTCACCCAGGGCGCCAGCGTCACCATCGCCAGCATCGGCTACACCGTCACCGGCATCGAGCCCGACGGCACCGGCATGACGCTGCTGCGGATGCAGGAAGCCTGATCCATGGCCAATCACCTGCACAAGCAGATCCGCGACGCCATCGTCACCGCCCTGACCGGCCTGACGACGACCGGCGCGCGCGTCTATGCCAATCGGCTGATGCCGCTGCCCGATGCCACGCAGCCCGCGCTGCTCATCACGCTTGACGACGAAACCGCCAGCCCGCTGACCTTGGGCGCCAATCCGATCTGCGAACGCGAACTGCGGCTGTCGGTGGCGGCGGTGGTCAAGGCCACCAGCGCGCTCGACGACACGCTGGATCAGATAAGCAAAGAGGTCGAAGTGGCGCTTGCGAACGGGGTCACCCTCAGCGGGCGCCGCCTCGACTTCACCTATACCGGCATGAGTTTCGACGACGAGCAAAGCGACAAGCCCGTCGGCATCAAGCGCATGAGTTTCACCGTCCCATTCACGGCCGCCGCGAATGCGCCGGATGTCCTGAACTAGCACTGGCAGTACCCCGCCCCAACGCTGCGAAGCGCCGGGCGGGCCTCAAATCAACAGCGCCGTGAGGCGTCTTGAAAGGAGCAAGCATCATGGCAACCACCAAATGGAGCAATGTCGCCATCGCCATGCAGTCGGCGCTGGCCGCGGCCAAGACCATCACGGCCATCACCAAGGCCACGCCCGGCGTCGTCAGTTCGACGGCACACGGCTACAGCAACGGCGATTACGTGCGCATCACCGCCCAAGGCATGTGGCAGCTCAATGCCCGCGTCTTCCGCGTGTGCAGCGTCGCCACCGACAGTTTCGGCCTGGAGGACGTATCCAGCGGCGTCGGCATATCCACCGCGAGCTTCGACACCTTCACTAGCGGCAGCGCCGAAAAAATCACCTTCGGCAACTCGATCACCACGGCCACCAGCATGAACGTGTCCGGCGGCAACTTCGCCATGATCGACACCACGACCATCCACGGCAACCAGAAGAGCCAGATTCCCGGCCTGCCCGATCCGCTGTCGGCCACCTTCGAAAACCTGTGGGACCCGACCGACGCCGGCCAGGCCGCCATGAAGGCCGCCAGCGACGCGCAAGGCGAGCGCGCCTTCAAGTTCACCTTCGGCACCGGCGGCAAGATCATGGTGTTTTGCGGCTATGTCGGCTTTGCCGGCGCCCCGCAAGGGCAGGCGCAGGACAAGGTGACCACCTCGGCGGTCATCACCTGCCAGGGCACGCCGACCTACTACAGCGCCTGATCATGAGCGTGCTGGTCGACAAGATGCGCAAGGCGCGCGAAACAAGCGTCGAGGCCGGCGGCTTCACGTTCACCGTGCGCCGGCCGACCGCGCTGGAAATGATCGAGATACAGACCCAGCCGCGCGGTCGAGCCATCCTGCCATTTGTCATCGACTGGCACGGCGTCAAGGAATCCGACGTGCTGGCCTCCGGCGACGGTCATCCGCTGGAATTCGACGCCGATGTCTGCGCCGAATGGCTGACCGATCGCATCGACCTGTTGGCGGTACTCGCCGAAGCCGTCTTCGCCAGCTTCAAGGATCACGGCGAGCGGCTGGAGGACGCCAAAAAAAACTGACGGCCTGGCTTGAAGGGGCGCAATCCCCCATCGAGCCAGGCCCATGCCCCGCGCAGTCCGCCCTGGCGGTGCGGGCGTGGAACGTGATGGGCGGCCTCGACTGGGCGGCACTGCCGGTGGTGGTCGAAATGCTGGGCGTGAACGACATCGAAGGACTGATCACTGACTTGACTGTGATCAGGGACTTCCAGAACCGGAGCACCGACTGATGGCCGCCGACAACAAGACGCAGATCGTCATTTCCGCCAAGGATGAAACGGCGGGAGCGTTCGCGTCGGCCAAGGCCGGTCTTGAGAAGTTCGGGCAAGCCTATGCGCAGCTCGGCGCGATCAGCGGCGGCGCCGTGGTGGCGGGTTTGGTGGCGTCGGTCAAGTCGGCCATCGATCTTGGCGACGAAATGAACGACCTGTCACAGAGGGTCGGCATCAGCGTCCAGAACCTGGCAACCTGGACGCTGGCCGCCAATCAGTCCGGCACCAGCATCGAATCGGTGGCCAAGGGCGTCAAGGGACTGTCGAAGTTCATGACGGAAAACGGCGCGGCGCTGAAGAAAGCCGGCGTCGACGCCAGCGACGCCAATGGCGCGCTGATCCAGCTCGCCGACCTGTTCGCCGCCATGCCTGATGGCGTCGAGAAGACCGCGCTCGCCGTCAAGCTGTTCGGCAAGGCGGGCATGGACATGATTCCCATGCTCAACCAGGGCAGCGCCGGCTTGAAGGAAGCGGCCGAGAGGTCCGCTGAATACGGCCGCAAGATGGCGCTGCTGGCGCCGCTGGCTGACAAGTTCAACGACCAGATGGCCGAACTCGCCTTGCAGTCGAAAGAGGCCGGCATGTCGATTACCACGTTGCTGCTGCCCGGCTTGATCGGCATGGCGACCTGGCTGAACGACCTCAAGGCGGGTGGCGAGCGTGCCGAGACGGCGCTGGAATTCCTCTCCGACAAGAGCCCGCTGGCGCGCGGCCTGATCGCCTGGAACAAGTTTATCAACGGCGGCCCATCGCGCAGCCAGGGCTATGCTGGCCCGAAGAATGCGCAAGGGCTGCCGGCCGGACAAGCCGAGCGCGAGCAGGCGGACCTGGCCGCATTCGACGCCGCCACTATCGAGTACGTGAAGGGCTACGAGGCGCGCAAAAAAGCCAAGGAACTGCTCGGCAAGGATGCCAACGACAAGGAATCCGCCTACCTCGCTGCCTTGAGCCAGCAACTCTTGATCGCCAGCGGCGACACCAGTGAATACAGCAAGCAGCTCGCGGCCATCAGCAGCGGACCGGCCAAGGATTTCTCGCAGGCGACCAAGGATGCCGCCCTGGCGCTGGCGCGCAAGATCGACAAGCTGAAAGAAGCGACGAAGGCCAATGAAGACCATGCGCGGGTGCTGGAGAAGGTATCGCACATTGAAGATGCCGCGAACAAGGCCGTCAGCGACTTCGGCTTCAAGCAGGACCAGAACGTCGCCGGAATCGACAGCCGCACCGCCGCGCTGGGCAAGACACCCTTCGAAGTCAAGCAGGCCGAAGCCGCGCGCGCCATCGAGAAGGACTACGAAGAAGCGGTCAAGAAGGTCAACGAGGAACTGGGCAAGATCGGCGACATCGAGGGCATCAGCGCCAAGACCTACGAACTGTCGCAGGCGCGCGACAAAGCCCACGTCGCCACCGCCAAAGCGCTGGATGAAGAAAAGGCCAAGCAGGACGCGCTGAATGCGTCGTGGGAGTACGGCGCCGACACCGCGCTGCGCAAGTATAGCGAGGAAATCGCCACCGTCGCCGCCACCGTCGAAGGCGCCATGACCCGCGCCTTCAAGGGCATGGAAGACGCGCTGGTGAACTTCGTCAAGACCGGCAAGCTCGACTTCAAGAGCCTGGCCGATTCGATCGTTACCGACCTGATCCGAATCGAAGTGCAGCGCTCGATCATGAAGCCACTGACATCATCCATCGATGCCGCCGGCGGCCTGTCCGGCCTCGTCAAATCCTTCTTCGGCGGCGGCAAGGCCGGTGGCGGCGCGATCGACGCCAGCAAGTGGTACGTGGTCGGCGAGAACGGCCCCGAGCTGTTCGCGCCGGGGCAATCCGGCACCGTGATCCCGAACGGCGCGGTGGTCGGTGGCAGCGGCGGCGGCAGCGTGGTGATCCACCAGACCGTCAACGTCGATTCGCGCAGCGATCAGGCCTCGATCATGCAGGCCATGGTCGCGGCCAAGAATGCCGCCGTGCAGGCCGTATTCAATGCGCAGCGCCGGGGCGCGACGATATGACGACGCTGACCTGGCCCACGCTCACCCGCGCCGCCCCGCGCGTGCTCGACTGGTCGCTGGTGCCCAACACGCAGAGCTTTTCCAGCCCGCTGTCGGGCGCGGTGCAAACCGTCGAAATGCCCGGCGCGCGCTGGAAGGCCTCCTTCATGATGGAGAACCTCACCGAGGTCGACGCGGCGCTGCTGCAGGCCTTCCTGGTCAAGCTGCGCGGCAGGGCGGGGCGGTTCTATCTCCACAACTTCGCGCGGACGGCGCCGCGCGGCACGCTCTCCGGCACACCTCTGGTGATGGGCGCCGCGCAGACCGGCAACACGCTGGTTATCGATGGCTGCACCGTCGGCGCCACGCTGCTGGCCGGCGATTACTTCGCCGTGAATGGCGAGCTGAAGATGGTGGTGACCGATGCCACGGCCAACGGCAGCGGGCAGATGACGCTGACTTTTGAGCCGCCGCTGCGCGCCTCGCCCGCCGACAACGCTGCGGTGACGCTCGACCGCCCGACAACCACCTTCATGCTGGCCGCCGACGAGTTGAAGTGGAACACGCAGCCCGGCAAGTTTTCCAGCTTCCCGATCGACTGCATCGAGGCGTGGTCGTGAGTCGCACCGTCACCACCGCCGTCGACAACGCGCTGGCCGCTGGTCATGTACCGGCCATCGTGCTTGTCGAAATGGATTTCCCGTCGCAATTCCTGCGCGTGAACAATTCCGGCGTGAATTTCTCATGGAACGGCTACGACTGGCTCGGCGTCGGCCGCCTGGGCAGCATCGACCCGATCAACGAGGGCGCCGACCTGCAGGCGCGCGGGCTGGCCTTCCGCATCAGCGGCATCGACCCCGCCGCGATCTCGCTGGCGCTGGGCACGCAGTACCAGGGCCGCGCCTGCAAGGTGTGGCTGGCGCCGCTCACCTCCGCGCACGCCATCATCGCCGACCCGGTGCTGATCTTCTGGGGCCGGCTCGACACCATGGACATTGCGCTGGGCGAAACCGCCACCATCACCGTGTCCGCCGAATCGCGCCTGGCCGACTGGGACCGCCCTCGCGTGCGCCGCTACAACCACGAAGACCAGCAGATCGATTACCCCGGCGACATGGGTTTCGAGTTTGTGCCGCAGATGGTCGAAAAGCAGATTACGTGGGGGATGGGCTGATGCGTCGCCATGACTGGCCCGAGCGCCTGACCGCCGTGATCGAGGCCGCCCGGCAGCAGCCCTATGTGTTGGGCCAGCACGACTGCCTGCGTGTCGCCTGCGCGGCGGTCGAGGCGCTGACCGATGTGGATTACTGGACGCGCTTCAAAGGCTACAAGACCAAGCGCCAGGCGCTGGCGCGTATTGCCAAGATCGCGCCCTCGCTCGGCGAGGCCGTGACCGCCACGCTCGCCGTGTCGCCAGCGCCGACTTTTTCGGCGATGCGCGGTGATCTGCTGCTGTTTCGGGACGACCAGGGCGAAGACCATCTCGGCGTCTGCGTCGGCCGTCAGGTGGTGCTCACCGCGCCGGAAGGCACGCTGCTGATGGCACTCGACCATCCGGGCCTGCTGTGCTCGTGGAGGATTGGGTAATGCCGTCCTCAGTCGTTGCCGCCCTCGTTGCGGATGTGGTGGCCACCGAGGTCGCGTCTGCGGTTGCTTTTGGCGCGCTCGATGCCGGATTGTTCTTCGGCTCGGAGTTGGTCGTGGGCAATGCCGTCGGATGGGCCGCTGGCGCGATTGCCAGTCAAGCGACCAGCAGCCTGATCGGGGCGGCTTTGTCCGGCGGAGGAGAGGCTACACCAACGTCTCCATCCTTCACCTCCCAAGCCACGCAGCGCACCCACGTCATCCGCTCGGCCGTCGCCAACCGCCAGATCATCTACGGTCGCGCCATGGTCTCCGGGCCGCTGGTGTTCGCCGCGTCGAGCGCCGACAACAGCACCCTGCACTTGGTGATCGGAATCGCCGGGCATGAGATCGACGCCGTCGAGGCGGTCTACTTCAACGACGAGCTATCGACCGCCGCCAAGTTCAGCGGGTTCGCCACCGTCACCGCGCACCTGGGCGCCACCGACCAGGTGGCCGATGCCGATCTCGTCGCCGCCGGCCTCGGCTGGACCAGCGCCCACCGCCTGCAGGGCGTCGCTTACCTCTACATCAAGCTGACCTGGAGCGGCGACGTATTCCCGCGCGGCATCCCCAACATCAAGGCCGTGGTGCGTGGCAAAAAGCTCTACGACCCGCGCACCGGCCTCACCGTCTGGTCGCAGAATCTCGCGCTGGCCGTGCGCGATTACCTCGCCGGCAGCTACGGCCTGGCCAGCACCTCAGCCGAGATCGACGATACCGCCCTGACCGCCGCCGCCAACATCTGCGACGAAGCCGTGGCGCTGGCCGCCGGCGGCACCGAGGCGCGCTACACGGTCAACGGCGTGCTCGACACCGGCAGCACGCCGCGCGCCTGCATGGAATCGCTCCTGTCCGGCTGCGGCGGCGCCCTGACCTGGCCCGCCGGCCTGTGGACGCTGCACGTCGGCGCCTACGAATCGCCCACCGTCACGCTCGACGAAGACGACCTTGCCGGGCAAGTGCAAGTGCGCGCCCGCGTGCCCCGGCAAGACCTCTACAACGCCATCAAGGGCACCTACGTCGACCCGGACAAATACTGGCAGCCGGGCGACTTCACGCCCGTCACCAACGCCACCTACGCCACGCAGGACGGCGCCACGATCTTCCGCGACATCGCCCTGCCGGTCACCACCAGCCCGGCCACCGCGCAGCGTCTGGCGAAGATGATGGTCGAGAAATCGCGCCAGGGCATCACCGTGCAGGCACCGATGAAACTCTCCGCCTTCAAGCTCGCCACCTGGGACAACGTGATGCTGTCGCTGGCGCAAATGGGCTGGAGCAGCAAGGTGTTCAAGGTCACCGGCTGGCAGTTCAACGAAGCCGGCAGCGTGAACCTGACGCTGCAGGAAGAAGCCGCCGCCTGCTACACCTGGAGCGCCGAAGAAACCACCGTCGACCCCGCCTCTGACACCAACCTGCCCGACCCCTACACCGTCGCCGCGCCAGGCACGCCGGACGTTACCGAAACCCTGTTCGAGACCACTGGCAGCGCCGGCGTCAAGGCGCGCGCCACGATGTCCTGGGCGGCCGTCACCGATGCCTTCCACCTCGACTACCTGCCCGAGTACCGCGTTGCGGCCGGCACGTGGGTAGTGCTGCCCGCCACCGCCGGCACCTCAATCGACATCAACGACATCGCGCCGGGCGATTACGAATTCCGCCTGCGCCAGCGCAACGCCCTGGGCGTGCGCTCGGGCTACAGCGGTACGCGGGCCAAGGAGATCCTCGGCCTCACCGCCGTGCCGGGCAATGTCAGCGGCTTCGCGGTGATCAAGTCGGGCGGCTTCGCGCTGGCGAGCTGGGTGCTGACTACCGATCTCGATGTTCGCATTGGCGGCCGCATCGTCATCCGGCACGCCCCGGCCACCACCGGCGCCGCATGGGAAAACGGCATCATCATCGAAGAATTCAACGGTGACGCGGTCACCGGCAGCGTGCCGCTGATGACCGGCACCTACATGGCCAAGGCGCTCGACTCGTCGGGCAACTACAGCACCACGGCGGCCAGCTTCGTCGCCACCGAAGGCATGGTCACCGGCTGGACCACGGTCGCCACCAGCACGCAGCAGGCGGCCTTCACCGGCGCCAAGACCAACACGGCAGTGGTCGGCGGCGCGCTGCAGCTTGACAGCGCCAGCACCATCGACAGCATGGCCACCCCCATCGACGACTGGACCTTTATCGACGCGCTGGGCGGCATCAGCGGCACCGGCAGCTATGCCTTCAGCGCCACGGTGGATCTGGCCACCGTCGCCACGCGTCGCTTCGAGGCCGACATCGCTGCCACCAGTTTCGACGCCGCCGACCTGATCGACAGCAAGACCGATCCGATTGACGAATGGGGCCCGATCGACGGCGACGCGATCAACGATTGCGACGTCACCCTGTACGCCGCGATCACCGACGACGATCCTGCCGGCAGCCCGACCTGGTCGTCGTGGATGCCCTTCTTCGTCGCCGATTTTACCTGCCGCGCCGCCAAGTTCAAGCTCGACCTGGCCAGCGGCAGCGCTACCCACAACATCGCCGTATCAACGCTCGCAATCGACATAAAGGTGCCCGCATGAGCCAACATGACATGGATCTAGCCAATGCCGCAGGCGCAAGTTTCCGCGCCGACGCCAATCTCGCACTGGTCGCACTGGCCGGCAACAGCAGCGGTGCCACCGCGCCCGCTGTGACCTTCGCCTATCAGTATTGGGCGGATACCACCACCGGGCTGTTGAAGCAGCGCAATGCCGCGAACAGCGCATGGATCACGCTCTATACCCTGACGGCCGGCCCGCTAGACAAGGCAGGCGGCAACCTCACCGGCGGCATCAACTCTGCCCGAGGCAACATCACGCAGCACGCGACGACGATGGACTTCTTCGCTGTCACGTCGCCGGATATTCTGGACGGAACTGGATCAGCTGTGACGATCACAGGCTTTGTCACGGCGCCACAAGCAGGAGCAACTCGGACGTTCTATCCGCTGGCCGGTACTGTCTTGACGCACGGCGCTACGTTCGACATCGCAGGTAATGCGAACCTGACGGCTGCCGCTGGCGATGCGTGGGTGCTGGAGACCAAGACGACTACGGCGTGTCGAGCGTATCCAGTAAGAGAAGACGGAACATCTGTTGGATCAAGTTCTACGGCCTTTGCCGTAGGCACAGCAACTTCGCCAGAACATGCACTGCGATTCGATCAATACAAAAACCGACAACTACTAGTCGACGCAGCAACGGGCAGTGGAAGCCCTGCCGATACCGCTGAAAATATTCTCAAGTCGTCGTCGATTCCTGCCGGAATTCTCTCTGCCAATGGAGATACGCTGGTTTTTTCCCTGTTATTCCGGTGCGCGGCAAACGCCACAACGAAACGAATCAGGGTTTATTTCGGGGCGACCGTCATAGCGGATAGCACTGCCATTGCCCACAACAGTGCAATCATTGTTGTTACTGGACGAATCATCCGGACAGGGGCTACTTCTCAAGTGGCTTATGTTGATGCAATCGAAACATCAAATTCCCCCGCATGGTCGACGGCGATCACTGGCGGCGTTGCCTTTACTACTCCGGCAGAAACTCTTTCGGGAATCATCACATTAAAGGCGACCGTGACACTGGGCGCTGGTGCGGCTCTGAATGATGTAATTCAAGATTCATACGAATATTACATAGCAAAAACGTAAGGAGATTCCCATGAAGTTCAGCCCGCGTTACGCCACGTTCTACCCGGATGACCTACTTCCTGATGCGCTGCCGGATGATGTGATTGATGTCTCGCAGGACGATTATTTTAAGGCGGTCAATCGACAGCCGAATGAGACGCTGGTTGTGACAGTGGGACGCCTGTATGTTGTGGCTGCTCCGTGAGAGTCTTTCAACTCACCACCTGCGACGAAGGCATCACGAACCCGAAGCGCAGCACCTTCGGCGTGACCCTCGCGCTGCGCTGGGGGGATGTACTGCATCCGCTTGGGCAGGAAGGTAACTGGTTCAAGCCGCCGTACTTCACTCGCATCTTGCGGTTCTACAGCTACGTTCCGTTGCCGTTCATCGCGTGGAATCTGTGGGGCTGGCGGGGCTATCTCGGCGCGAAGGTGTATGGAGCCGACGCGCCTGAATACAAGTTCTGGATGAACCCTGATGATGTGTATGTGGGTAGCCAAGCTATACAGTTTTCCGCAAGACTTCGTATCGCCGACTAACGCATCTGCCCCATAGAGGGCGGGAAGGAAAGCATCATGCCTGAAAAAGACCCGAGCAATTACCCGCTGATCACCTACCTGTGGGTGCTCGGTCTTGCCGCACTTGGCGGCGCGGTGAATTTCGCGCGCAAGGTGAAAGAGGGCACCGCCAGAGCCTTCAACATTACGGAACTGGTTGGCGAGTTGATTACCAGCGGCTTTGCCGGTCTGCTCACCTTCTGGCTATGTGAGGCGGCCGACCTCAACAAATTGCTCTCCGCCGTGCTGATCGGCATCAGCGGACACATGGGCAGCCGCGCCATCTTCCGCATGGAGAAGTGGGCCGAGGATAAATTCGGGGCGGTCAAATGAAGCCATCCAGCGCCTGCATTGATCTGGTCAAGTCATTCGAGGGCTTCAAGTCAAAGGCGTATTTATGTCCTGCCGGTGTCTGGACCATCGGATATGGCACCACTGAACACGTTCAGCCTGGCGATGAGGTAACGGAAGAGGACGCCCGCGAACTGCTTGCCAAAGACGTACAGGAGGCCGCAGACGCCGTTGATGATCTGGTTGACGTGGAACTGACTCAGGGACAATACGACGCCCTGTGCAGCCTGATCTACAACATCGGAAGGGAAGCGTTCAAGAATTCGACCATGCTGAAACTGCTGAATGGCGGCGCTGCATTCGAGGCCGTCGCGGCGCAGTTCGACCGATGGAACAAGGCTGGGGGTAATGTGCTGGCCGGCCTGTCCCGGCGCCGGATGGCAGAACGGGCGATGTTCGAGTCATGATCCCCAATCCGATGCTTATCCTCGCCGTGGTGCTGGCATTTGTGGCGAACGGATTCTATTGGAACGCCAAGGGAAGCAACTCGGCCGATACCCGTTGGACGGCGAAGATTGAAAAGGAACGGGCAGATTCTTTCAAAGCCGCCCGCGACACTGAAAGAAAACTACAGGAGGCTTACGATGCAGCCACGAAAAAACAAGCCGCGCGCCTGGCAGGTGTTCAGCGCACTCTCGATACTGCTCTTGACAGCCTGCGCGACCGCCCCGAGCGCCCCGCCGGAGTGTCCGAAGCTCCCCGATCTGGTTGTGAGGGTGCCAACGGGGCTGAACTATCAGGCGCTCATGGCCGATTTCTTGCGCGGCTCGCTGCCCTCGCTGGACGAACCGACGCCGGACTTGAAGCCTGCTACAGCGCCGTCGACGCGGTGAAATAAGTCACAAACTACGGCACAAACAGCCGGAAAGCCTTGCGCGGCAAGGCATGGCCCCTCGTTGACATGGTGGGGGTCGTTGGTTCGAGTCCAATCGCGCCTACCAACACCAAGGGGATTCAGGAGAGTAATTACTAACCTGAATCCCCTTTTTACGTCACAAACCATCGAAAACCGTGCTGCGACGTCACAACGGACGTCACACGATCAGGCCGCCTTCGCGGCCTTCTTCTTTTCCGGCTGCCACGGCTTGGCATTGCCGGCGAAGCCCGCCAGGTACTCGGGTGCCAGGTGCGCGTAGTTCTGCACCATGCGCGGGTCTTCCCATCCTCCCAGCTTTTGCAACACTTCGAGCGGCGTGCCGGCCATGACGTGCCAACTGGCCCATGTGTGGCGCAGGCCGTGGAAGGTGAAGTCGCCGTGCCATTTCTTGTGCGCGGTGCCGGCGGCATCCTTCCATCGCTCAAAGTGCCCCAGCCCGGCGCGCTCCATGGCGAGTTGCCAGGCGGTTTTGATCTTGACCACGGGGCCGCCTTCCTTCCTTCCTCGCCCCTTGTAAGGGAACACCCAGTCGTCGTGCTTGCCATCCTGCCCGCGCAGGATGGCCACGGCCTCGTCGGACAACGGGATGCCGATCGGCTTGCCGCCTTTGGCTTGATCGGGGTGAATCCACAACACCGCGCGGGCGGTGTCGACTTCGGTCCAGCGCAGGTTGGTGATGTTCTTCTGCCGCAGGCCGGTGGCGATGGCGAAGGCGGCGATCGGCTTGAGGTAGTCGGGTAGCGCCGCGTACAATCGTTTCCACTCGTCTTGCGTAAGGAAACGAATGCGGCCTTTCTTTACCTTGCGGGTCGGAATCTTGATGACGCTGCCGGCGTGCCGGACGATGGCGACGATCAGGGCGCGGTAGCGGTTGAAGGTGGCCGGGGTCTTGCCGGCGAGCGCGTCGGCAAAGGATTCGGCGGTGCAGGCGTCAAGCGGGCGATCGGCGTAGACCGCGTTGAGGGCGCGCAGGCTGTATTTGTCGGAGGCGGATCGGTCGCCGGCGGTGAGCCAGGCGGCGCAGGCGTTTAGCCAGGTGTTCGCCGCGCCAGCGTGAGGTGTGGACCAGAGTTCGGCGCGGCGCTGGTCGTGATGGCACTGGGCAGCCTTTTTATCGGTAGTCCGAGTGCTTTCTCGAACGCGGCGGCCGCAGTGCTGAATGTCGATGTGCCACGTCTTGCCGCGCTGGTAGAGCATGCCCGCTCCAGTGGTTTGTTGGCCGGGTATTGTGCGCGGAGGTAGTCGGCCAGGTCAAGATCAAGAAAGCGCCATTCCTTGCCCACCTTTGCCCCCGGAATAGTGCCGGCCTTGGCGCGGGCCTGCAGTGTATTGGGGTGGAGGCCGAGGAAGGCGGCGGCCTCGGTGAGGTTGAGCGTGCGCATGGTCAGGTGGCGCGCGCGCCCCAGTTCCTGCGCAGCCATGGATGCACGCGCATGGCGCAGATGATGGCCAGCGGGCCGCCGGAGAGGTAGCCGGCGATCTCGAAGCCAGTGGCGTCCGGGGCCATCTTGAATAGCGCGAGTTGGCTCAGGCCGATGAACAGGCTGGTGAAGAAGGCGGCAACCTGGTGGCCGTGCTGGACGTTGAGCTGCTGCACGCCGAGCAGGAAGACCAGGGCGAAGGTGCTGGCGAAGAGGGCGAGGGCGGTCATACGTGCGCCTCAACGAAGGCCGGCGCAACAAGCAGGTCTTCGGCGATCATTTCGGCGGTGGCGCGGGCGTCATAGGTGCCGATGATGTTGTCACGCCATCGGGCGGGGACGGTGCCGTGCGCCCATGTGTTGATCTTCCCGCGGGCGTCGATGGTGATGTCGCGCCGACCGCTGCGCCAATGGTTAAGCTTGTCTTCGATGGCCATGGCGGCGTCGATGGCGGCGATGTGCAGGGCGTTGCTCATGCGGTCACCCGATCGAGCGGGCTGACAACGCCGCGCCCGCCTTTGTTGAGGACGTGGGTGTAGATCATGGTGGTGGCCACATCGCTGTGACCGAGCAGTTCCTGCACGGTGCGGATGTCGTAGCCGGCTTCGAGCAAATGGGTGGCGAAGCAATGGCGCAGGGTGTGCGGATGGGCCAGCTTGCTGATGCCGGCGGCCTGGGTGGCGGTGCGCACGGCGCGCTGGATGTTGCGCTCGCACCAGTGATGGCGGCGCACGACGCCGGTGCGCGGATCGGTGCTGTAGGTCGGCGCGGCGAAGATGTACTGCCACGCCCATTGCGCGCCGGCCTTGGGGTATTTGCGTTCGATGGCGTCGGGCAGTTCGACATCAGCGTGCCCGCTGGACAGATCGATGTCGTGCCAGCGGCGGCGTTCGGCGATGTGTTCGGTGAGTTCGGGCACCAGCGCGGCCGGCAGCATGGTGATGCGGTCCTTTCCGCCTTTGCCTTCGCGGACGATGATCTCGCCGCGATCAAGGTCGACGTCCTTGATCCGTAGGCGCAGACATTCCTTGATGCGCATTCCGGTGCCGTAGAGCAGGCGGACGATCAGGCCGTTGGTGTCGTGCGGCAGGCGGCGCAGCAGGGCTTGTGTTTCGGTGACAGTGAGCACCACAGGCAGGCGCTTGTTGATCTTGGCGCTGGTGATGCCGTCGAGCCAGGGCAGGGTGACGCCGAGGACTTGCTTGTAGAGGAACAGGATCGCGTGCTTGGCCTGGTTCTGAGTGCTGGCCGACACGTCCAGTTCGGTGGCGAGCGCGGACAGGAAGGCTTCGACTTCGGGCGCCCCCATGTCGGCGGGGTGTCGCTTCTGGTGAAAGTAAATGAAGCGCTTGACCCAGCCGATATAGGTGCGCTCGGTCGCCAGGCTGTAGTGCCGCACCCGGATCGCCGCGCGCATGCGGTCAAGCAGTCGGGGAGGCTGCGCAGCCGGCGTGGTGACGGATAACGCGGGAGCGTGTGTCGCGTTTGGGCGGGTGATGGTCAGCATTGACGCTGGTCTCCGGGTAACGTGATGGAGTTATCCGACATCAGGTGTCGGAGAATTTAAGTTGGGCGGCATGGTCGCCAGCAGCGCATGAATCGCGTTGATCGAAACCGCCTTGTCGGCGTCCGGTGCCGGCAACAGTCGCATCGTCGCTTCCATCTGCCGCAGATCATCCTCGCCGTCTGTGCCGATCAGGCCAACGAGCGCGCCGCGCAGCAGGGCAATGTCGCCTTCGGCCTTCCGCATCGGGTGCCGCTCGCAAACCTTGATGTGCTCCGTCAGCACCTGGCTTCCTGCTGCCGGCGTGTCCTGTGGGTATTCGTGCCCGCAATAAACGCAGGTGAGTATTCGTCCGTTCATGTCATTTCTCCGTAAAAATTCCGCCCAACATTTCAGTCAACGCGGACGCTTCGCCATAAGGGCCGGCGAAGCGCCGGTTACTTGGGCGTTCTGCGTCACGAAATCCGCACCTCGCGGCCTTCATCGACGATGAAGAGGTTCACGTCGGACAGTCGGTATTGCCCGCCCGGGCCGCCTTGCACCAGATAGGCCAGCGGGTTGCCGGCTTCGACGAAAACCTCAAACAGCGCGCCCTTCTCGCCCTGGCCGTAGTACTTGCTCGACCGCTTGATCTTGCCGTAAAGCTGCTGGCCGCTGCGCACCTTCTCGGCCTTCGAGCGTTCGTAGCTTTCAGCCTCGGCGCGGCCTTCCGCCGTGCCCATGTCCAAAATCCTGTAGCTGCTTCCTTCCATGTCGTTCTCCTTGTCAGTCGCGGCGCTGTGCCGCAGAACACGTCGGTCGTGTGGGACGCTGCGCGATAAAGCCGCGCATCGCCCCACACCTAAGCGTTGGCGGGCTTGACCCATGACAACCCTCGCTTACCCACCAGCAGGCTGTGCAACTGGCTCACGAATGCCTCAAAGTTCGCCAGCTCACTGCCGGCGCAGTCGCAGCCAACGTGCGTGTGCGCGTCGTCCTGGTCAATCACGGTCGCCGAGCCGAAGCCCCAATCCTCTGTAATCGTCAGGCTTTTGCCGTCAGCAGCAAGTCGCGCCATCGCCAGCAGTACGTCAAGTGCCTTCGCACCGTAAGCGCCCTCCAACCCGTCGCTCAACACGGACGCTGCGCTATTAACGCTGCTGTCGTCAGTGGTTACTTGTTCGGTCATCTCTCTTACTCCATTTCGTGGCGCGCAGCGCCGGTTAGCTCTACGTTATGCCTCTTGTTCCAGCGCTCGCGAAGCAGGTCGGTCACGTCATCCATCAGCGGGTAAATCAGCCCGCTGGCCGCGCCGCATGCGCTGCTAGTGCATTGCACGCACTGCGCGCCAATGCTTGGGTCGTCGGTCTCGCCGGCAAGCGTGATGATTTCCGCTTCCGCGCCACAGAATGGGCACGGCTTGAGCCGGTCGCTGTCGTCAATCAGGTGGTCCATGTCGTTTCTCCGTTGTTTCCGCCGAGGCATAACCCGGCGGTCAAAGCGGACGCCTGCCGGCTGCGCCGTCAGTCGCCCTTTACCTCTGCGTTCTGCCCTTGTGCCGTGCGGACAAACTCTGCCGCCTCCGCTGCTGGCATCCAGCGGTCGCCGAGGAATTTCCGGTCTTTCAACGGCATCACGCGCAGTTGCTCGTTCTTGTACGGGTGCCGCGATGCCCAGGCCGCGAGATCGTCCGCAGACTCGAAGGCGTATTGCCGGCATCCCTTGCCGAAGCGGTACACCAGTGCCGCCAGCGGCGGAATGTTGGGTTGTTGCTGTTGTGCTTCCATTTCTGTTCTCCGTAGTTGCGCCGGGCAGAACCCGTCGGTCGTGTGGGACCTGCGCAAAAAGCCGCGCAGGCCCCACACCTCAGTCGTTATGCGGCAGCAAGTTCGCGCTCCGCCATTTCGCACATCACCCCGCATTCGATGTCGGGCTCGTCTTGGTAACGCCCCTTGTTCGGCGGCAGGTCGCGGAGCGAATACCGCTCGCCGGTCTTGCGGTCGCGGAAAAGGTAGGCGCTCGGGCCAATCAATTCCTGCACGGTCGCCAGTTCTTCAAACTGCGCCGGGAAGTCACGCCGAATCTTGTTCCAGTAGCCTTCGCCGCCCTTCACGCATCCAATGCAGTTGGCGTTCTGGTAGCCAAGGCGGTACATCGCCGGCAGTTCAATCCCCGCCCTCTCAACCATTGCGAGGCAGTCGGCCTTGCCGAGTCCCCGGTCAATCAGCGGCGTCAGCACGCGCCGGCTTCCGTTGGCGTCAAGAAAGGCATCAAGCCGTTTTTCCTCTTCAGCCGTGTAGCCCAACACCCACACGTCGTCAGGCTTGCCCCATGCGTCCATCAACTCGCGTTTCAGAAACTTGGTGCAGGGGGCTCCAGTTCTTCCGGCCATGTACATCCGCCGCCGGAAAACCTCAACCGTCGAGGCGTTGTATTTCGTGTCGCGCAGCACTGTAATCGGCACTCCAAACCACTGCTCGCAGTCGGCGAGGAATCGCCGGTTGTCTGGGTGTTCCTGTTCGATGTAGGCGTTTATCACCGCTGTCTCGCGTGTCGCTCCGTACTCGGCCAAAACCAGCTTGGTCGCTACCGCCGAGGCCGCGCCGCACGAAAATCGAGAAACAATCCTTGGTTCCATGTTCTTCCTTGTCTAAAAACTGCCGCATAACACAACGTTGGGGGTCTTCATTGCGTAGCCACCGCCGGCAGCAAATCGCCGTTGTCCTCGAAGTCGTCGCGCAGGATTTCCAGCGAGTGATCGGCGGCGACCTCAATCACTTCGCGGAACGAAGTGAAAGGTTTCCCGGTTGCCGGGTTGATCTCTGGCGCTCCCATCGCGTGTTTCGTGGCGGCTTTTGCCCAGCCCGGCAGCATCGTGAAAGACCTGTCCAGTTGGTCAATCAGGGTGGTTCGTTCTTGTGGTGTCATTTCAATCCTTTCCGTTTTCAAAAGTCGGCGCCGGCGAGACGGCGACCCCCAACCCGGCGCTCGACCTCGCTCCCTTCGGTCGCTGGACCTGCCGCAAGAGGCGCGGCAGGCCGGTCAGCTAGCACGTTA